ATCGTTGCGAGAGCGTAGCGAGCGACGGAATGCGCCGGGTTCGATTGTCTCGACAAACCCACCCAAGTCTTCTGATGGGGAGTTGAACTTTGCGGCGTAACCAACAAAGGTCATACCATCGCCCTCGGCTCTTAGCTCAAAGTCAGCGTCAAAGTTTCTGGTTTCTTGCTTCATGTTTGCTCTCTCTTGCTCGGCTTCTAGTCTAGTCTTTACACCTTCTGCATAAGCCATCGCTCGTCTCGCAGATCGCTTAGTTGTTCCGCCACCCCATAGAGCCATTGCAACAACTCCGGGTGATGGGAAGTTTTCTGATGAGGGGTTGGCATCAGGTGAATCTAAATCTCCCAAGTGTCTTGCAATCCAAGCTGCAATCCGAACCCACTTGTCGGCGGAGACATTGCCCTCAGCCATTTGGCGAGCTTCTCTGATTGTGCGATCTACTAGACCATCTCCGCCAAGCCCTTCGGAATACCATTGCAAACCTCTGCGAGCAGATGCTCTCATGTAGGCAGGTGCGGTCAAATCAACCTGACGAACCTCGTCATCGTCTTCATCGTCTTCTGGCTCATCCATTGGTTCTGGTAGCGGGTCAATCTTTGTCAGCGTTGAGAACTTGTGTCCAACATAGACATCGGTGTCATCCCAGCCACCCTCTACTCTTTGGTAAACCTGAATCAAAGCGGCAGGGTCATCGGGAGTGCCTGTGATTGTGAATGATGAGTCTGGAACATTTATTGTTCCGTCTCGCTCGATTTGAACAATCTCGCCTCTAGCTCGACCGCCCGATGTGTTCCAAGAAACATAATCGCCAACCTCAAGCTCGTTTGGTCTCGCTCTTTCTCCGCCGGGTTCGATGCCCTCAGAGATTGAGACAGCGACCATCTGGTCAATGGCATCTTGCTTGGTTGTGTGACAGCCAATTACTTCGCCGTCTTCTTTTACAGTGGCCCAACCTGAGCAGTCAGGTGATTGGTCAGTTATGAAGTATGGCATTAGCCGAGCCTCGCATTCACAGTTATTGTTCCCCCTAGTGCGACCGCTGTGCCGTTTATTGTGATACCGCCTGCGGTTGTGTTGATGCTGATTGTTTGAGTTTCAGCGTTGTAAACAATTGGGGATGTTGCGGCTACAACTCCAGAAGGTCCTTGTGGGCCAGTCGCTCCGGTTGCACCCTGTGGTCCTGTTGCGCCTGTCGGTCCTGTCGCTCCAGTTGCTCCTGTTGCTCCGGTTGGTCCAGCAGGTCCAGTTTCGCCTTGAATACCCTGTGGACCTTGTGCGCCAGTTGCGCCAGTAGCACCAGTAGGGCCAGCCGGACCAGTATCACCTGTGTCACCTTTATCGCCCTTGTCACCCTTGAGTCCCTGAATACCTTGCTCACCCTGTATGCCTTGTGAGCCTTGAGGTCCGGTTGCGCCGGTTGCTCCAGTTGGACCTGTGTTGCCCGTGTCCCCCTTGTCACCCTTATCTCCCTTTTCGCCCTGCGGCCCTGTTGCGCCTTGAGGCCCTGTAGCACCAGTCAATCCTTGAATACCTTGAATGCCTTGCGTTCCCTGAATGCCTCTTGGAATGACAAGACTCAAAGTCTGGCTAGGTGCTGTGCCTGTAATGGTTGCGCCTGCATCGCCACCCGGTGCGCTGGCTGTGACAGTTCCAATGGTTAGCGTGTTGGCTGGTCCGAGTTGACCTTGTATTCCCTGCGGTCCTTGTGGCCCAGAGTTTCCAAGAGTGACACTTGTAGAGGTCTCAATGACCGAAACATCAACGCTAGTTTCTGTAACTGTGAGCGTTGAATTGGTTTCAGTTATTGCGACAACTGACCGAGACATTACCGAGTGACCTGCGCTTCGACTGAGAAATTGCCTTGAACAAGTCTCGTGATGGCAGAGCCAGAGTTCAATTCAAGGTCGTAAAGATATTGCCCTGCGACTATTGAACCCATTGTGTTTGCGCTGACGCTGATGTCAATAGTTCCAGCAGTTCCGCCGAGAGTTATTCCTGATCCATTCGTCAAGCTAAGAACTGGAGTTGATGCGTCATAGGCTTCTCTGACTTGCATGGCTGCGGTGTAGTTAGTTAGATTGACCGCTGTGCCACCGATTGACCAACTCAGAGACAGGTCATAGGTTGCACCCTGATAAGCGGTGATGTTGTATCTGCCCGGTGTAATCACTTGCTTAACCTCAGAACTCTTACATCTCTAGTTGCTCCGTCTGAAATGCACCACAGGCTATCTCCGGGTGTCAGATAAAACTCTTCCGTTGTTTGCTTGGGAAGGTTCAATCCTGTTGCAGTGGTGACATTGCTTCCGCCAAGATAAACAGTATGTTCTGAGTTGTTATGAATGTGAACACTTACAGGATTCGAGTCAGCAGGTGCAATTTGAGCTGCAACTGTTCCGATGCTGAAGTTGGTTGCTAGTAGTCCCATTTATCCCTCCGGGTAAACAGATGTTGGGTCGGCTGGGTTGATCTGTGCGACACCCTGAAGCTGAACGCTTGGAACGCCTGTGTGTGCGATCGGTGGCAAGCCCATAGCTGCAAGTGTTTCCTGTGGGTCAAAACCTGCAACGATTAGTCGCTGCGCCATAAGGACTCGCCTGTCTGTTGCGGATAGATCGGCTGCGTCAATGTTCACATTCGCAAGTGGAACTCTGAGGATGTCACCGCCGTCAATCTTCGAAAGTCCTTCTGCGACACGAGCGTCATTGGTTGTCAGGATGCCAGACTGAATACCCTGCGAGTAAGCAGAGAAGCGAGATTGTGCATCGCCTCGGAGCAGGCTGTTCATGTTGAACTCGACAAATGCACCCTGTCCGTTTGGATAGACCTGAAGCAGGGTCGAGAGTGAGTTCTCAATGATTGCAACATAAGGCCTGAGAGTGTGGGTTACGAACTCGATGGAGGTTTGCTCAATGCTTGAGTAGGTGTTAGTTCCGGGCAGGTTCATCAGGTGAGATGGAATGTTCCAAATTCGGCATAGGTCTTCGATAAACATTCTGCGTGAGTCGAGAAGCTGTGACTCTTCTGGGTTGATGCCAATGTCTTTGATGTCAAGACCTGAGTGAAGAACGATTGTCTTGTGAGCTTTTCTCCAGCCGCCATGACGAGCGTCAACCGACTTCGCCAGAAGCTTCGCCTGATCCTCTGTGAGCGACTGAGGTGTCACTAGTGCGTAGTTGCCCGATGCACCTTGTCCGAAGAACCGCTGAGCGTATGAGTCGAGAGCAAGTCCTAGACCGAGAGCTTCTTTCATTGCCTCGACTCTTGACACGCCTCGGATTGCGCCGGGTCGCATGACTGACTCGACAATGTGCAGAATTTCGTCAGAGGTGTAAGTCTTCTGGTCTTCCTCATAAGTGAACATCACTCGACCATTGCGGTTGCGCTTGACCTCAATCTTGGTCGGGTTCAGAACCATCAGGTTGATTGGGAAACCTTCTTCGTCTCTGAAAATTCTGACGAAAGCGTTGCCGTCAAGCATCAGAGAAGCAATGATTGAGCTAATGAATGGAGTGCGGTCAACGAAAGAAATGTCAGGTCGATTCACCCAGTCAGGCTTTGGCCTCATCAGAAGTTTTTGTCCGTCTCTGCGAATCCATGCATCCATTGGCAAGGTTGAGATTGTTCCAGCGATCAGCGAGATGGCAGCCGACACGCCTGCGAGTTTGTAAACATTGTCTTCGTCAATGAAAGTGCCTGAGTTGTTCTGAAGCTCAAAGTCAAGACCAGCACCCCAAAGGCTGTTAGGGGTTACTGCTCGCTTCTCGAAAATGTTTCCTAGCATCAACGCCTCTCAATAGCTATGCCGAAGAGGATGGAGAAGACTCCACCGATAATGATTCCCGCAGGAATAAAAATAAGACCAACCCCGACACTTATGGCAATTGCCCCTGCAACCTGTAGAGCTGTGACCAATTTAGAAGACATAGACACCCGGAGTTAGTTGTTCGGGTTCTATTCTAACCTGTAAGGCTCTATCTACTGCTATAACCGCTGCGACTGCTGCGTCAATACGGCGTGATGATGCTCTGTTTTCTTTCACTATCCTGACTCCTAGATTGTCGGTTTTTACTACTGCGTTTGACAGATGGCGAGCCAGTAGCGGGTCTCCATCGTGTCTGAGCTTCTTGTCAACAACAGCGTCAAAGAACTTGGCGCAAGCCGGGACCATGCGCCTTGCATTTGTGGATGGATACTCAACGATTGGGTAGCCCTCTTCGGCGAGAACCTGCATTGACCTTTGCCAGCGGTAAGGGTCGCAGACTATCTCTTTGACTTTGGGGTTGGCGGTGACGAACTCTCGAATCTTGTTCTCGACCTGCAGAATGTCAACTCGCCAAGTAGCGTCATGGATGTTTGGGTCTTTCTCCCATGCCTGAATCATAAAAACTTGCGGTTCATCCTCGATGGTTGCACCGACTAGCTTCTT